TCCAATTCAATCGGTATTCTGTCGTGGTAAAATTTCTTGTTTAAAATAATCCCGTCCGCGCACAGCATCGTCTCGCCGTGTTGAATGTATTTTTTTTGCAAGCAGTACTGGAAGATGTGTTCTAAAATTCGCGACTCCCATTCTTGCAAATAATACGAACAAACCGATCCGTTTAAATTGTAAGTGCCTTCTGCCTGCCCGTGCTTTGTCTTGTGCGCCACCACCTGCGCCGTGAGGTGTGGGTTTGCGTCGCTGATTTTTTTGTGAATGTTGCGGATTTCGCGCTTGAAGTTTGCAACCTTTTCTGGTGGTGGTCTGTCGGGGATTTCGTATTCGTCTTCCACCTTCCAGTTTTCGCGCCACCTGTTTATTCCACCGCCGTAGGCTAGCGCTATAAATAATGACTTGCCTATTTCTCGGGCTTTAATTCTGCCCGCGACCACTTCTGGGTGCTGGTCTAACCCCCAGTGTGCCGTTGTTTCTGCGAGCCATTCTTCGCGATTGTTGCAATAATCCACCAACCAATCATTTTTTATTTTGTGTATTGTCGTGATTTGTTCCAGCATTCGCGGGTGCGCGTTTTCAATGTCTACGTCCTGCCCCCACTCGCCGATTAATGTGTGGCGTATCATTCTGCGCATATTGTGTAGCCCGAGGCTCTTGTCGGGCAGGAAGCGCCCGTATTCAATGTCTTTGTTTCGTGTGTATCTAACCGCTACCCGTAGCCTGCCGTAATTGTTGCGGTAGTCTTGTAGCATTTTTGCTTCGCCTTTTTCGCCGTAATAAAACTTGCCGACTGGGTCGTGGAAGGTTTCTTTTAACAGCGGTTTGCAGTGGATTAATTTGTCTAACAGCGCCAGTTCAACTGGTTCGTGTAGAATAATTTCTGCTAAACTATTCGCGTAGGGTTCAATCGTTAATGGTATGCGTGCTTCCATCGTTTTATATATACTTATATAATTATTGTTTTTAAATCCTTTTATTTATTAATAAATGCTTATATAAGTATGCCTTAATGTTGCAATAATTAATTGTTGATTTTTGATTTCAATTTTTTATTCAATTGCTTATTAATAAGCGATTGAATATCGGGGGTATTTGCATATATATACTTGCCTAATTATAAATTCAATTTTGTGCGGACTGGTGTCTTAAATGACGCCCCCTTAACCTTGGTATCGGCGGTTCTGGGGCTTGCAATACTTCTACGCATACGCCTACACATACGTCCACCACGGGCGGTTCTGGGCGGGCTTCTTCCTTAACCTTCTTGCGCGACTCGTTATATTCCTTGCGCTTCTTCCTTAGTTCCTCGTATTTTTCTGGGTCTTGCTTAATTACTTCTAAACGTTTTCGCTGCTTTTCTCGCATCTTTTCCACGTTGCGCTTCTGGTAATTGGATACATTACGCAGGTGCTGTTGGTACATCTTTTGTGCTGGGCTTAATACTTCCATTTGATTATATACTTATATATAGATAATAACCTTTAAGTATTTTTCGTATTATACTTACCTAAATACCCCGTGACCCATATTTTGATGCTCTGACCCATTTTTGAGCGTTTTTTTAAAACTACCCTAGGATTTCCCCTTCCCGAGAGGACTTTTAAAAAAACGTGAAAAAATGGGTCAGAGCATTAAAAAATGGGTCACCCCAGTTTTTCTAATTTTTTGTTAAAATTACTAATAAACTAAACTAAACTAAACTAAACTAAACTTTTTATTTTTTTTTATTTTGGATCTACACGCGCTGGTAGTTTGCGGGGTGGTGAAACGCAGGCGCACAGCCATTCTCGCAGTTGTTGCAATGCGCACAGCAGTGGGCATCATCGCACGCTCCGCACACTCTGCGGGTCTTCTTGTTGCAACCGACGCACGCCAGCATCGGGCGGGCATTGAAAGGCAGGTGTCCGATTTTCATTCCTGCACCGAGGAGTACACGCGCACCTGCACGGGCTGGGTGGCGGGCGTTAAATCTTTGTTCCAGCCCAGCGTAGTCGTTGATTGTGCGTAGCACGATTGCACCCTCCATCACATTCTGCGGTGGGACTACCAGTTCGTGTGCCATCTCCGCCTGACGCGCTGCCTCCGCCTGACGCGCTGCCTGACGTTCTGCCTCGCGTGCTGCTCTGCGCTGCGCGAGGCGTGCAACTCGCTGTGCCTCCCGCTCTGCCGCGTGGCGTTCAGCCTCTGCGAGGTTGCGGGCACGCAGTGCGAGTCGGTTCGCTTCAAGATTGCGTTGGCGCTCTTCGTTCAGCGGGAAGCCGATTTCTTCCAGTGCCTGCCTGAGATTGTTCGCCATATAAAACTCGCCCAGCGCTATCACATCATCAAATTCAACCTCCCAGCGCTCGCGCTCACGTTCAACCATCGTCTGGTAGTCAATCTGCTGTACCGCATTGAGCGCCCAGCCTCCCTCAATCAGTTGTCGTCTGTTGTTTCTTGCGTTGAAGAAGTTGCCTTCTCTTACCGCGTCGTTGAAGTTGAGTTCCAGCACTGCGCGTCTTGCGTTCCAGTCGGGTTCGGCTGGGAGGACGTGGTTGCGGATCGGCAGACGGCGGACTTGGCGTGCCTCTGGGCGGTACTCCGCTCGCGGTGCTGGGCGCACGTATGCGTGGTCTTCGTTGTACGCATCCATCAGTGTCTTGTAGTGCGCTTCCTTCTGTTCTTCGTTGAGTGTGATGACGATGTCGACCAGAGTGTAATCCTGTCTACGGCAGCAGGGACACGCTTGCATATTCGCCTGCGGGTTTGTCTGCGCCTTTTTGAAGCACCTTTTGCAAAGCACGTGGTTGCAAGAAGTCATCGTTAGACTCACTTCTAGGCAGATGCAGCAGTTGATTTCTTCCATTGTTGTTGTTGTTGCTTCTGTAAGTATGCTTTACTTTCAAATCAATTTTTCGCTAAATGCGTGGTGTGGTTGCCTATATAAGTATTGCAGAAAAGCCTTTCAATTTTATACGCTTTTCAGTACAAGTGTGTGCTTGTTTGGGGGGGTATTTGCATACAGGAGTATGCTGAAAAAGCATTTCAATTTTTTTTAGTATGCGCTTATAAAAGGCACACTAAAAATTTATAAGTTGCAAAAGATTAAAGGGCATTTAAATAGCACCCCGAAATTTATAAATTTGCAACGCGCACAGCAGTCGCTGTGCCTGTTACAGTTGCACCGAATGAACTACTCTCTAATAATATTTGGAGTGGAACTGCATACGGGTACACGAGAGAATTATCAAACTCTACAACACCTGATGGGATAGTATCAATAAAGATACCAAGAGAGGCAGCAGGCGCGGTGATGCTGTAAAACTGAGTCGTTTGAACCCCGAATGCTGCCCCTTGAAAAGCGACATTCCACCCAGCTGAGTTTGTAGGAAGAGTTATTGAACTTATATATTGGATACGAACCTGCGCACTGATTAACCACTTGCCTGCGGATGGGATTGTTAATGTCTGTGAAAAAATACCAGATTGTGATGAACCTGCTGGGATACTTATAGGAGTAAAACCAACACTCGTATTTGGAAGCGATGGTGTTGTTATTGTAGATTGCAAATATACGACCAGTGCATTTAACGATGATAATTGAGTTTGCAATGAATTATAGGCTGCGTCAAGTGCGTAGTATGAACCAGACATATATGTATATTATATCAAGATATTAAAAAATAACGGCTTAAATTAAAATCTGCATCATTACAACACTTCTAAACTCCTTCATTTTCATCACTCGACGACTCATTCGCTCTTGGTGTGGGCTGCAATAAAGATAAACTCTCACTTGATACTGCATCGGGTATCACATCTTTTAAAGCATTTCTTTCTTCACCCGTCAATTTATCAACCACTTTTCGTTGCACCAAGTTGCTGGTTTGGATTAATTTCGTGTAATCAGAGTATTTTTCGTCCAAGAAATCCTTACCCGATATTGTGCGATTTCTGCGTTCAAGAGCAAGCATTTTAAAGCAATCCACGCCCAGCAGATAAAAATCTTTGCTTGCAACCAATTCCCGCTCCATATTATCCGCTATTTGCAAGAACAATTCTATACTTCCTATAATACCACAGATGAGAGCAAGAAGGCAGTTTAATACCGAGATGGTCTGTTGTGGTAAGAAAGGTTGCAATCCCACGCTGAATACCGAGTTAAATCCCGAGATGATTAAAATAGGGATTTTGTAGAATTTTAACTGCCCCTTGTAGTAAATATAATTCTTCTTGTGATACAGGGACATCACATTAGCATTACACATTATATTGGATACTATTCGTTCTAAATCATCGCTCCATCTTGCTTCCATTTATATATATAATACTATATATTATTTGTCTAACCGCACGTATCAAAAAAAAGTTGAAGTTGGATTAGACAAAATTGGATAAGGCATACAACAACAACAATAGAAATGCAAAGAAACGAATGGACGGAGAAGGATTGGAGGATGTGCTTTAACTGCGACAGCCCAGAGATTTATTACCGCTTCCCACCCTGTAAAATATCAGTGTGTGAGGAATGCTATAAGAATTTGGGCTGGACATCAAAAGAAAAGAATACGTATCAGGTAAGAGAATGCGACGATGATGACGAACAAGAGTTCAGCATCATTGAAAATGAAGATGGAGAGTGGCGTTTCACACTGGAAGAAGCGGAGGCATTCTTTGAGGCGACAAAAGAGGAACGTTGCGGTGCAAAGTTGCGACTTGTAAAAGTGCCGTGGTGCACGGATAAATACTGCGATGGGGACGATGAGATTGAAGTAGTTAGTAAGAATTATTAGTAATTTATTAAGCAAAATTAAGAAATTGGGGATACCCTTTTTTAACGACTAACTCGTACTGGAATAGGTGCAAAAGTGCAGAAAATTGAATTTTATTTTAGGGTATGGTTTATCAGCAACAACAGCAACAAAAGCAACAACAATGAACGCACAGCAGATTGGATTAGATAAAAAAATTGAAATGGAATGCGGGGACGAGTGTGATTGCAAACAAGCAACGATGAACGCACAACAGATTAAGGAATTCAAGACGGCACTCCGCATTTGCAGTACACTGGAATGCCCCGTACTCCCCGACGCGACTGAGGACGACTGGGACGAGTATCATATGATTTACGACAATGCAAATCAACTCCTCTGGAAGCACGCACCCGCGGTGATGAAGAGTCGCGACTGCGATTTCAGTGATTTTAAAATTGTGTTTGAGTTAAGGGATTTAAAACTGAAAATGGAAGCGTGGGCGAGTGACTGCGACAAGGCGTGGAATGGCGTAGCATTCGTTGAGATTGACGAAGCGGAAGACGAAGACAGGGACAGATTTTGCGCGGACTGCGGTAAGGCATTCGTGGAAGACATCACGTGCTTCAAGCAGAATTGGTACAGCACCAAGTGCGCCACCTGCACTGGTCAGGCATTCACGTGCGAGGTTTGCAACGAAGAAAAAGACTGGAAGGAGCATCTCCCGAGCAATGATACGGACGAAGGTCAGGACGTAGAGTCGCTGTATGGTGTCTGCATTATTTGCAAGCAGTGCGCCGAGGATACGTTGAAGGAGTACAAGTGCCGTGTGGAATGCCCCGCCGATGTTGAGCGTATGCGGGCGAGATTGGAGGTGGGTGAGGGCGTATTAGTCTGCGACTGGATGGGCGGTGAATGGGTATTCAAGGACGGAAGAACCCTTGAAACCATTAGAAAATTGATCGGAGAGTGTGTGGACTGCCACGTCGCCGAGCAGACAATTCAACCCATCGCCGACTACACGGGGGTCAGGGCGTAGATAGTAGTTTATTATTAGTAATTTATTAACAAAATTTTAACAAAAAAGGGTCTGACCCATTTTTTGACGCTCTGACCCATTTTTTCGCGTTTTTTTAAAACTACCCTAGGTTTCCTCCTTCCCGAGGGGACTTTATAAAAACAAGGTGAAAAATGGGTCAGACCATCAAAATATGGGTCAGGGTATCCTTATATAAGGGGTATTCAACGACTAACGACGCGCATCCTTAACGACCTGTTGAAACCAAGAAAAAATAAAACCAACAAGAAAGCCGAGCATATATTTATATAAGTATTATTTTTTTAAGTTTGCAATTTTTTTATTTTTTTTCAGCGCAGATAATGCACAGGAACACCTCGTATTCATCGTCAAGGTACTCGCCGTATTCATTCAGCTTTAACAGGTTGCAATCACAGCACCGCGTGAATTTTTCAGCACGGCACTCATCACAGCAGTAATCAGTCCCGTCAATTCTGTGTTCCAAGTCGTGGAATTCACCAACCTCCCCGCATTCAATGCATTTGTTATTCATCGTATATAGCCCTTATTTGCATACTTATATAAGGGATATATATCATTCAATTTTCTACGCCATCGTATGCAAAATCTACCACATTATAAGCGCATCCGTATCATCAGTAGGCATCAAGTCCCAGTGGTCGTAAAGAATGGACTCGCCCTTATCAACATTCCAGTAGGTCTTCATTGCACCCCAGTCCCATTTTTCAAGCATACTCGCTATTTCCAATTTAATATTTTCTTCATCAAATATACCCATATTCTTAATCCTCCCGTCGGTATCAACCACCAAGCAGTATTTATTATTATCACTGCTGTAATATACCCGAACAAACCCATCTCCGTAATTATCTTTTAAAGTAATGATTTCAGGGTTCATTTATATAAGTATATCGTCTATTCTTTAATACCCTTATATAAGTATATTTAAAATCAATAGCCGAGCCATCAATTCCTCCTGTTGCTTTGATGGTATGTCGGCACATTTATAGCCATCTAATCTTTTCTTAATTGTATCAAAAATAGATTGAGTAAAAACCTTCTTTTTGGTTTCGTATAATTTTAAATTGTAGTCCTCATCATCGTATTCAGTATTCATCTTATATAAGCATATCATATCGTTTTTAAGTTGCTTATATAAGTATATTTCATTTCAGCATTTCACGCAGAAAATCGGCAGAATACGTATTAACCTTACTTACTAAGTAATCGCGTAATTTTGCAATGTCTTTAAGGGCAGAGTCGGGCTTTACATCATCCAAGAATTTAAACACGCTGTCTTTGATAGGCATCTCGTAGACCTGCGAGAACTCCTCCTTGATGTACTGAATATTGGCTAGCACATCTTCCCACTTGGGCTTGCGGGGCTGTTGCAATAGTTCTTCCAGAATATCCAGTTCGTTTTTTATCTTATTTGCAAGTCCAACGTTAGAGTTAAAGAATACAATCAGACGTTCTAACTGGGCTTTGTTTTTATCTTCTCCATCTAACTTTAAGAGAGAAAATAGACGCTTCAATGCCTTGAACTTATTCACCTTGGTATAGTAGCGTATTTCGTCTTCAAACTCCGCCTCTATTGCGGTCGTATCGGGCGCATCATTCCAGTTCTTCGTACCGCCACAGGTAATATAATAATTTTCACTAATCGCAGCAAATCGGTCGCCTACTTTTGCAATCAGGTCTATTTTGCAAGGGGTGCGATCCATTATTGCATCTTTGAAATATCTGCGTGTACCATCAATCATCTTAACGTATCCACGTTTCATCGCGTTTAAATCCCAGCGCATCTTCCAGAGGTCGTTTATCATCTTTTCTTGCACGTCACCAGTAGCGCGTAAAATCTTCTTTTTAAGGGCGGGTTTAATAAGCGGGTTCTGCACATACTCCTCGACGGATGCTTTTGAAAAATCCCCGCGATAGACCAGCCGTTCGTCCCATCCCGCTTTAAAATCGGTAATCCACACATCAGGGTTCTTGGAGGTCTTTAAATAGGCGCTTTTTATCATACTTGCAACTTTATCACAGGTCTTTTCTTTTGGATACGCCTCGGCATCGTAATCCGCACCATATTGTATAGACCTTAAAGAATTTGAACCGATTAAGCGATTACGACCTTTAACAGCAAGTCGGCAGATTATTTCACCAACAGCATTATTTAATTGCTCCACTTTTCGTTCGTTTAGCGCCATATATTATATAACGATATAATAAATGCCGATTGAAATATTAGAATTAGTTAATAGCGCTAAACCAACAAAAAGATTTAAAATTACAATCAAAGAGGGTGATGCGGTGCGGTCTTTTGATTTTGGTTATAAAGGTGGCACGACATATATAGACCACGCGGATGTGAATAAAAGGCGAGCCTACTGGTTGAGGCATTGTGGTAATGGAACAGAGCGCGACTTGATTAACAATTTCATACCATCGCCTGCATTATTTTCAGCACGACTGCTGTGGGGAGAGTCTACGGAACTTTTTAAGAATTTGGTAAAGTTGCAAGAAGATTTTAACGGGGTGTATGCGTATAGAAAATCGCAGAAATAATCTAACGGAACTATATATGAAAGACTTGAAGCGGGAGGATATAATCCCTATTTTAGCAGAATACTATAAGAGCATTGGAAGAACAAACCCGCCCCAGTTTGATACCTATACGCTCCAAGAGTTGAAAAAGTGTCTGACGTTATTTAAGATAGTAGTTAAGAAAGAATAAGAAAGAATAAGGTTTAGTGCTATTAAAAATAATATCACTATACATATATATAGATGTCGCAGTTTGACCCGCTTAAAAATGCAGCCTCGCCCGACCAAGTGTATTTTGATATAACTGTGTCTAACTTTCAAAGCACCACGACGAAGCCACCCGTATTTTATTTTAATGAAACACGCACGAACCCTTTCGTGTCTAACCCAGAAGATTATTATTTAAGCATTCTACGCTTTACGATGGAGACAGGAAGTCTCCCAGTTTTTATCCCGAGTATAGAGCCAGCGCAGCCCTTGAAAGATAAAACCATCTACTCTACTACGCTTGAAATCACAATAGGTGCAAACTCCTACACATCAGGACAGGTCTTTATTGATTGGATACCGCAGGACAAAGGTGCGGAAGTCCCACCACCGCCTTCCCAGTGCGTGAATGGTGTGCAGAATAATTCAACGGGCTATTACTACTGCTACTCGTATTCGTACTGGATTTATTTAATCAACTTGAAACTTGAAGCTGCATTCGCAGTATTAACCGCAGCGGTAATCGCAGGAGGAGACGTAATGCCCACCATATATGCGCCATTTCTTAACTGGGACACATCATCAGACCAAGCAGTGCTGTATGGTGATGTAGATGGGTTTAACGTGTTGCCCGATGGTTCTATCACAAACACTATAAAAATATATTTCAATGCGCCGTTGTTTGGATTGTTTAACTCCTTCCCCGCGATTTATTTAGGATACGCGGGCGTTACTCTTGGTAAGAACTACCAGTTGATTATCCCGTCGGTCGGGGCGGTCAACTTACTCCTTATTACGCCCGTGCAACCACCCCCTGTGCCTCCTGCTACTTATATAGAGTATCGTGCAATCGCCCTGTACCAAGAATGTAGCACAGTTGCAAATTGGTCGCCGATTACCGCGTTGGTATTCACGTCTAACACCCTACCGATCCAGAGCAATCAGGTCAGTACCCCCATTATCTTTGATGATGCCCAGCAGGTGGCTTTTGGTGGTAATAATAGTAATATAGCCAACATTATAACGGATATGGTTAGTGATAATGGGCAGTACCGCCCGAATATTGTCTATACCCCCACGGCGGAGTATCGTTTAGTCACTCTGTATGGTAATAGTAGGCTTTCTAATATAGATTTAAACATCTTCTGGCGCACAAAGACGGGGGAGTTAATTCCTTACAGAATTAACTCTGGCGAGGCGGTCACTATCAAACTGGCGTTTTTGAAGAAGGCATCCTATAAGTTAGGAACTACGAAACACAACGTTTAGGAATTCTTTCAATTTTCGTCCATCCATCTATAATTTTTATCTGTGTATAACTTATAGATGTCGTCCTTCAAGACTGTTCTCGTGCGCGATAGCGTAATCGGTGATATCACCTCTGATATTGACTACGCCGTTAAAAGCGGTGCATCCCAGTGCACCTTCCAGCAATTCCCCTCAACCAGCGCCTCCAATTCTGCGCTAATTTTCAACGTTCAAGTTCCCTCTGAGAACACTATTATAGGCAGAGATATGATGATTAACACTGGTCTAACATTTAGATTGAATATCACCAACGTCCCCGCAGGTCAGGTCGCCTTTAACTACGGAAGAGCCGACTCCTTGCACGCGTTCCCGTTGAACTCTTTGTTTAGCACCGCCACTGCCCAGATTAACAATACCACTGTTTCTATCAACACACAGGACGTTCTTCCCGCTCTCCTTCGTATGAATGACAGCAGAGAACTTTACAGATTTAACTCCACTACCCCGTCTCTTCCCGACCAAGCGTACGGAGTCCTCAATCAGGCTGTGGGTGCTGGTAATAGCCCGATGGGTGAGTATGCCGACTCTGCATACGATGTCGACCAGACCCCCCGTGGTGCGTTCCCCATCTCATATGGTGTGTCCCATCTTGTGGGAGGTGTAGGTGTCCCGAACACCTCTCTTCTATCAATTGGTCTTACGGATACTTGGGTCATCACTGTTTCTACTGTGGTCTCCGAGCCTCTCATTTTGTCTCCTTTTATCTTTGGTGACCCTGAATACAATCAGCAAGGTTTCTTGGGTATTAACAATATGACTTTCACCTTGAATATTGACTCCACTTGCAAGCGCCTTTTTTCGTCTGGTAATCCCTTCCAAGTGGGAGGTGTAGGTGCAGGTTACGTGACCACCATTCAGCTCGGTTCAGTTGCCGACTCTAATGGTTTCAAATACCAGCCACAGGCATTTGGTACTATCCTCGCTCCCGTTGGTGGTACATCCCCTCAGTTGTTGTTGAAGTTGTTGTCGTCCCAGCCCAGCGACCTTATCCAGTCCAAGAACATCGTGCCTTATATGGACTTCCCCCGCTACTTGACTACCAGCGCGCTCGCATCTGCTGTTGCTCCTAATGCTACCACCACTCTAACATCTAGCAATCTTCAAATCAATCAAATCCCCGATTTGTTTATCATCAATATTCGTAAGCCGATGAACCAGCAAACAATCTTTGATGCCGATGCCTTCTTCAAGATTAATAACATTAGCATCAACTTGAATAACCAGTCTGGTCTTCTATCTTCTGCTACTGCTTACGATTTGTGGCGTATGTCTGTTAAAAACGGATCTACCCAGTCTTGGGCGGAGTTCAGCGGACAAGCGAGCAATGTTGACCCCGCCACGGGTATTTTAACACAGGTTGCAACCACGGGTTCTTTGCTTGTTATTTCTCCTGCTTACGATTTGTCCTTGCCTGATTACCTTACTTGCGGGTCTCTCGGTAATTATAACTTCCAGTTCACTGTGGGTGTAACCAACCAATTCACGTCTTCTATTGCCCCCGAGATGATTGTTATTACCGCCAACTCTGGTATCTTCACCACCCAGCAAGGTGTGTCTAGCATCTACACGGGCATCCTTACCAAGGAGATGGTGCTTGACGCCAAGTCCAAGCAACAGGCGTCCGCGATGAAGTCCGCCGAGGTTAGACGTATGACGGGTGGTAGTTTGTGGAATTCGTTAAGCGGTATTGTTAAAAGGGTTCTCCCATACGCGCAGCGGGTTGCCGAAGACCCTGACGTGCAAAAGTTCGCACTCGCCAAGGGTAAGTCGCTCCTTGGTTTAGGAACGTCTGGCGGTGCTAAGCGGTATTGTTAAGCACCCACGTGGGGTGACCCAGATTTTGATGGGGTGACCCATATTTGAGCGTTTTTTTAAAACTATCCTATAACTTCCCCTTCCCGAGGGGACTTTGTAAAAACAAGGTGAAAAATGGGTCAGACCATTAAAATATGGGTCAGCGCCATATTAATTTCGTATTTAGACATATATCAAATAAAAAAATATAGTTGATATATATATAGTATGCCACAAGCAAATATTACCTACGACACGGAATATAATCGCCGTTTAGTATCAAAGGTGCGTAAGAATGAGGCACGTACAACAATGGCTAATCAGCCAACCGAATTACCAATGCGTAATGGGTCATACCACGACCCGCACGAAAGAGTTGTAATGCAAGGTGGATCAATTGAACGCGAGTTTATATTAAGCGGAACTTCGCCCGCATATCCGCCCATTAATATGCGCAGTGGAATGGAGGTAAGTAGTGGAGGAAGATACGCAGGAGTAGACGGCGCTGTGGGCGGTAATTTTTGGGGAGATTTTGCAGATGGCTTTACGAAAGTTATAGATTTTGCTGCTAAGCCTTTATCCGTTCTTCTTCCCCCCGCAGGAATGGCTCTTGGTGCGTTGAGTAAAGGGGTGAAAGGTTTAGCAGGACGGGGACGTGCGCGTAAGCACAAGCGTAAGATGAAGTCCTGCCCGATGTGCGCTGAGATGGGATGCCCGTGCGGAGGTGCAAAAAGCGGAGGTGCTATATATAACCCTACAAACGACCCAGCAATTGCTGCACAGAATGAAAGAATTGGTAGAAATATGAGAGGTGAAAATTTCAAAGGCTTCCGTAAGGTTGGTGGTGAGATGCTTGCAAGTCCCGCTGCCGAGGTTGGTAAGAAAATGAAGAAGGCGCGTGCAAAGAAAGCCGATATGTCTCGCGTAATGGATGCGGTTGAAGCAACCAAGCCGATGCACGGAGGAGCAAAATCGGGCGGAGCAAAATCGGGCGGAGCAAAATCGGGCGGTGCAAAATCGGGCGGTGCAAAATCGGGCGGTGCAAAGAAAGGTGGACGTAATGCCCGCGCAGAGATTGTTAAAAAGGTGATGAAGGAACGCGGTGTTAAAATGATTGAAGCGTCAAAAATCGTCAAAAAGGAAGGTCTGTATTAATTATTTAGTGAATTATTATATATTTAAATCTCGTTATAATATATAATATGCCCAGAGTGAAATTAAACGTTAATGAGGACAAGGATAGTTTAGTCGCCATTAAAAAGCGTGTTAATAAAAAGAACAAGCAGAAGTATGCAGTGCCGACGGGAGACCCGCTGGTAGTAAAGGCAGACACGGCAGCACCATTATATAATGGTATACTAACCCGATTGCAAGGTGTAGTAGCATCCGTGGGTGAAATAAGAGGTCAGATAGAATTAACCAACGAATATTACAGAACGAACAGAAATAATGCTGCATTTGGGCGGGCAGCGATTGACCGATTTGTTGCTGTAAATGCAGTTGTTAAAAAGGCGGTTGCAGATTTAAATTCGTATTTAGAACAAAATGTAAAAAGTTTAAATATATTCAGCGACGGGCAGGTATCCAATATAAGAAAGTTAAATGACGAATTAATAGAGATATTCCAAGCAATAGTCGCAGGTGTTAATGCTTTAAGCCCGAGAAGACAAGCGTCATTGAAAAAATTGTTTGGTGTATTCATTGAGGATTTAATGAAGTTAAGCCAGACACTGGCTGGGCTTCTTGGTAATTATAAACAACTGCCTAGTGAATCGCCGAATGTAGAAGCATTAATATTCCCACAAGCACGACCAACGGGTCAAGGCAGAGGTAGAATAAAGAAAGCACCCGCACCACCTCTGGCTGTGCCTGCTGGCGAGGGCTTTGGTGATAATTTATTAGCACGACATATGTACGGGAGCGACCCACGAACATACACCCCGCACGGGATGATGGGAGGTATTTATTTAGAAGTAAAAGAAATGCCTACCCGATTTTTATAATTTTTTTAGTTTAAATATTTAATATATAGTAATATATTATATATATATGGACGAGTTTATTCAATTGGTTAATTCAACAAAAAAAAGAGGACGACCACGTAAGATGCAACCGACAGGTGAGGGGCTGGGCGATTTTTTAACAAGCGTTAAGAAGACAGCACAGAAGGTTGCCCGTAATGTAGGTTCAAAAATCCTCGGTAAGAAATTAGCAGAAAAGGTTGAACGATACGGCGATGCAGTTCTTTTTTTAAGCAAACTACCTCTCTCTCCTGCTGTTAAAGAAACATTAAGAAAGCACGGAGACGAACCTATTTTAAAAATGGTTGCAAGTAGGAAGCCAGTACGAAAGGTGTTAAACGCATTAATGAACGTAGTATCTCTCGGTTCATTTAATAAAAAGTTTGGAAGACAACCATACGATGACCTCTTTCATTTAAAACTCTTAGTGACCACTGCAAGCGGAACATATGCAATTGAAAAGGAAGAAGTAATAAAAATCACACCGAACCCGAAGGCAGAAGAACATACCGAATTTAATGAAATCACGCCTGTCCCGTCTGCACTAACAATGAATAAATTGATGATGGGAGGGGAGAAGGTATTGGGCGATAAATTCACACGCTACGACGCATCATCAAACAACTGCCAAGACTTTATCATCGCATTGCTGGAAGGATCTAATGTTGGAAGCGCAGCAGATAAGGCGTTTATAAAGCAGGACGTCGACGCGCTGTTTAAGGACGATACATTCCTGCGCAGAGTTGCAAGAAAATTAACTAACGTCGGGGCATCAGTAAGCACCGCCATTACGGGTGTAGATGATACGCCCGTCGCATCTTCTAAGACCGCATCCCAGTTTGAAATACCGAGCCACGCCGATACCAGCGTCTCTGATGGAATGGAAGGAGGTGCACCGAAAAGGAAGCGGGCAGTGGTGGGAGACGAAGGAGAGCGTGGTCGCCGTCGCCGAGAAGTGCGAGGTTTATTAATGCGTGCGTATCCACTTGATGGTAGTGAGGTAGACCCTGCTGCCCGCGCATTAATAGACGATTTTGCGCCAGCGGGGGTAATCCAGAATTTATTGGATAGAGAAGTTCCCGAAGCCATTATCGTTGAAATATTAATTGCGTTACTACCAGCGGGTTATAGCGACCCGACAGGCTCGCCAGTAGCAACACAGGAAGGATACGACAGACCTCCGCCACCTCCTCCGCCACCGACGAAAGAAGGACGGGGTAGAGGTAGACCCCGTAAGATGGTGGGTGGAGTAGTAATATCTTCTGCACAGCGCTCCGCTATTGACGACTTCTTAAATATGCATTATACGATGCACTTACGCAGTAGATATAATCCTGATAAGTTTGAAAAAATAAAGAAAGAAATCTTTGATGAAGTAATACCATCAATGCCTTCATTGGGTGCGGTCGATAAAAAACTTGCAGAGCGATTGATGAATAGATACGAAGCCCGCAGGTAATTAATGTATCTCACCTTCAATCAGAGGCGGACTGAATTCTTCAATTGCATCAATTCTGCAACAACAGCAGAAATATCGCCATTTCCAACGAACCTTTTTTTTTGGGTGAAGCAAGCGTTCCAGTGCACTTACCACCCTGTTCTTACCGAATGACCATTCCATTTATATACGCAGATATATAAATGAAAAAAACCGAATTTGGTTAAATTATTTTAAAAGTTATAAATCTATCTACTCCGCCTCGTACTCCGCCTCGCGCCAGTCCATCTCATCTTCACAGCACACGCATTCACCATCGCGCGCACGAAACCCGCAGTTAAAGCAGTAGGGCTCAGCGTATAGCCATCCCTTCGCCTTGCTTTTAAAGCACAGCACGCCTTGGTCGTCGGTTTCAAAATCTTCCTCCTCGTCATTGCAGATTTCGCGCGCCTGCACCAGTCTACGCGCTTCAAGCACGCGCTCCGCGATGTATCCATCAATGCATTCCTCGCAGATGGTGTTCCCGCTCGCATCGTTATTCAATGATACGTGGAATTCCCTGTTCTTCACGCATTTGCATTTGTCGCACCTGAAATTGTCGTCGTCTTCCTCCTCTTCTTCCTCATCATTGATGATTTCTAACACCTTGATGTCTTCATCGCCTTCCCAGCACTCATTGCAACACCACACCTCCTGACGGGTCATATCATCGTGGCACTCTACTTTGCGCCACACGTTGCTTTCGTGTCTCTGCACCGCGCAGTATTCACAGGTAATGTCGGTTGTTGGGCTCATTTTAATTGTTGTTGTTTAACTCTTGATGCTTAGTGTGGTCTGGCGGAAATTGATTTCAATTTTTTTATTGTGGGTCGTAGCCCCCACTGGCTGAAAAATAATTGAAATGAAAAAAAAGTTGAAGTTAGAAATGATAAATATATATATCGTATCAGAGGACGACAATGGCGTTTAAATACCAATTAAGATTTGAGCGTAAGAATGGCGATGTAGATTTTGCTGAACTCCCGTGCGGAAAGTGGGAGTGGGATAGTGAGGAGGAATTGAGAGCGGATTGGGACGCTTTGATGTTATATAAAAAGAAAAGAAAAGCAGTGTCTTATTACATTACGAAAGCGTGGGGAGCGTGGGATAGTGAAGACAGCGATGACGACGAGTGGGGCTACGAAATAATATGGGACAGCAACGACGAATAAAAAAACCACTTTAATTAATACTTTAAAATTATAAAACTATTCTACTCCACTTCCTTTTTTTTGTTTTTGTTTAATCAATGCATTCGTTGCAGAAATGAAGCCCACGCTTGGTGGTGTGGTGGGGATCGGCTAGGTTCTTGTACGCGTAGCAATTACTGCACTGGAATGTGGTCTTGTCTCTGATGTAGCACGACTTGCAGAAGAACACATCATCAATGGCTTCGTCCTCCAATTCTTCTTTTGTGTAGTGCTGCTGGTCTCTGGTGTATAACCCGCACCAATTGCAGTGTTTGTTCTGTGGGTTTTCAATGAATGCACACCCACCGCACGCCCAGCCGTGTTCTTGCAGGACACCATTGCAATCAATGATTTCCAGATTGCACCCTTGGATATCAAACCCATCAAAGCGCCCGCCATCATCGTTGGTCTTGCAACCCACGCACACAGGGTACAGCGCACACACAGCGCAGTTTTCAATTTCGCACAGGCAGCAGTCGTGCATTTGTTCTTCGCGGTTCATTGTTGTTGTTGTTGTTGTTTAACCTTTTGATGCTTAGTGTGTGCTGGCGGAAATAGATTTCAATTTTTTTATCATTTCAATAATTTTTTGTGCTAAAAGCCCCTATTTTGTTAGATTATTTCACCATTTTCATATAATTAATCTACGAGTATGCAACTTTTGGATTATTTCATACCATTCATTGATATAATTTTAAAATTATATCATCATATGTGTTGTAATAATCTATTTTTGATGAAACAATATATATATGATATAATCTAACTGAAATAATCTATTATAAACATCTATTTAACAGATTATTCTACCACTTTTTTATAACGGAGAGATGTTCCACAGGAATATATACGTGCATTTTCTCGTCCCAGCAACATCTCGCTCTGCTAAATGGTGCGGTCACATATTGGCTAAACCTTTCTGCATCGTACTCTATATACGCTAAGCAATCAGTAAAGTTAAATACCAAGATTAATGGGCGGGTCGCATCAGTCATCTTGTTGCAGGTAATCATCGTCGTGGGGTATGCTTTCATTGAGTTAGTTCTGCTTTTGATTTCGTAGTCCGTAGTATCATCAGTCGCATCGTATTTTGCATATTGCCCCTCCGTCGCCTTGATTACCCGTGCAAAGTATTCTTGCAAAGTTTCTATTACCTTGGGTTCTTGTCCTTTACCATATGTGTAAGAGTTGTTCCAGTGTACCATCTATATAATCAACAGATATTAATTATTGCTAAATAAAACGTATTGTTTAAAAAATAATCTAACCACTAATATATACAATGTCTAAGAAGTTAAGCCCCGAAGAAAGGATTAATCAAAGAATTAGCACGCCGATGACGAATGATGATTTAGAGAGACATTCAGGTGTAAAGCCCGAAGACATTATTAAATATAGCGACTTGAAGAACTACTCCAAGATTGAAGAACTACTGCCTACTGATAAGTCGGCTCGCATTATATTAATTGAAGACAGATATAACCACGGGCATTGGGTCAGCGTCTTGCGGTATGGTAAGACGATAGAATATTTTAACTCTTACGGATGCAAGTGGGACTCTGACTGGAAGTTTATAAGCAAGATGATGCGTATGATACTCGGTGAGGCTACTAATGAAATGTCCCGCTTAATGCACCAAGCTGAAAAAGATGGGTGGACTACAATCTGGAATAAAAAGCGGTTTCAAAAGTTAGATGGTAAGATACAGACCTGCGGGCGATGGTGTGTCTTTCGTATTGAAACAATGAAGATAGGATACTCCCTCGACGAATTCACCGAACTCGTTGAGAGGCTAAGAAATGAAACAGGCGGGTCATCTGCCGACTACGTTGTTGCAAAATATGTTGAGTAATTATAACTTACACGTGGGCGGTATCAATGTTAGTACCGCCTTTTTTGGTTCTTCTATTTTTGGGAGGTAGTCGGGTATTTCTTGCAGGATAATCGGGCGTTTTGGCTGTGCCTCCGTGTTGCAATTGTGCGATACGCTGTTAATACCGCTCTGTGTCTTTTCTGCAAATTGCTTAACCATCAACGCTCCTACTGGGTCGTATAGTTGCTCTGTAATTCTAACACTGAGCGTGTTGAGTGCAATGTCTTGCAGTTCTTTGGAGTAAGATAAAGTGACCTTCTGGGTTTCTTCCATTATATAATATGTAGTTAGATTATATATTGGCGCTAAATGAAATAATTAAAGTAAATACGGATATTGCGCGGATGGGCGACCACTACCGAACACCATTGATACGCCGTCTACTATATCGTCCCACAGATTACCTCCCACTCCTCTGCCTTCTAATCGTTTTAAGCGGGTCTTCTCTATTAATGCGGGTGTTGGTACAAAGAGTGGGACTTTGCGTGGTACGGGTGCGTCGCTGCCTTTTGATTTTCGCAGTTTATCAATCGCTGCAAAATCAAATGGGGCTGGCTTTGCTGGTGCTGGTGCTGTGAAATCAACAGCAGATGCGGGCGCTCTTTTTCGTGTTGATGCTTTAAAAACAGAGGGCTGTACTGCGGGCGTTGTCTCGGGCTTGAATACCTTACCACTGCATTTTGGAACTTTTCTGGGTTCAATTCCTCTATCCCTTAATTCTTTAACTCGCTTCAAATTCGCCTCTGCTTTGTCTAATATCTTTTGAACGTCTGCGTCGTATTTATCATCGGGTGAAAATGGATTACCGATCACATTCTCGTCATTGGAATGGATTATATAAGATAAGTTTCTATACAGGCACTCATATTTTGGTGGCTCTAACGCCTCGCGCACGTGGGTTCTGTATCGGGCTGCCCGTCCTATTTGCGTATCGGTCGCCCCTCCGTATCCATTACCTTCCAAGTCAGGTAGTTCATATTCTTCCTCAGCAGGTGGTGGTTCTATTGCAGTGGTTGGTGTTGACCCTAACGCTCTCATCACTCGTCTTGTCTCTGCGTCGGTCATCGTCAAATCTTCACTCGGGCGCAGACCCAGAATATCATCAAATCTACGTATTGCAAAATCTGTCGGGCGACCATCTTCTTTATACATATAGGAGTCCCACTTACGCACATATTTTTCATCTATTCCTGCGGATGCAGCAGCACTATCTACGTGCTTAAATAAATCAGCAAATACTCTCGGGTTGCCTCTTATATTTTTAAATTTGTCTGCATTATCTACTACCCATCTATCCGACACTTGCATTAGCGCTTGTATCAGTTGGTTTTCTTGTCCTTCTGCTTGTTCTGCTAGTTGTAAAGACCTAGCAACCTGTTTTGGATTTAATGGTGCACCACCTATCATTCTTTCGCCTTTGCGCATTATATATATATACTAACATATATATAATTATTTGATATTTTGCTTAAATTACCGCCTGACCCAGAATATGGGTCACTGACCCATTTTTCACCTTGTTTTTGCAAAGTCCCCTCGGGAGAGGGGTGTTATAGGATAGTTTTAAAAAAACGCTCAAATATGGGTCAGACCATCAAAATATGGGTCACCCCACGTGGGTGCGTTCAGGCATACTTCTTTTGGGGGTAATTGCTGATTAATAACTCCGCACGCCTGTTTTCGTCGCCCTTGGCTCGCGACCCAGCCCAGCCCGCCCGTACGTTCCACGTCTTGACCTGAAAATTCTTAAACAATTTGCGGATATTGGGGCTGTCGTTAATCGTCATTAAAAAGTTGCCTTTAATGCGGAACAGCACATCTGCAAGGCGCTGAAAATCAAAGTCCGTGTCCTGCGCATATTCAAAGTCCTTGTCGGTGTTTTCGTAGGGTGGATCTAAAAAGAAGAAGGTGTCGGCGCTGTCGTATTTCTTGATGACCTCCGCGTAATCTTTGTTTTCTATCTTGGTATCCTTTAATGCCTCCTTCCAATCGTCCAAGTGCCGTCTGAGTTTATCAAGAGGATTACCTATCTTATAAATACCCGTGCTTTTAACAACTGGCTTACCACTGAACCCGTAGCAAGTTTGTATAATGGCGTGTAATAGTTTATCTTCCTTCGTCTTGGCGGGTTTATCGTAGTATGCCCGCACTTTTGCAAGCGAGTCCAACGACTGGTTATATTTTGAAAAGTCCAGCGATGCATTCTTAATCATATTAAAGCGCTGAACCACACCCGTATCCAAGTCATTCAATATGTTTTCTTCTGCCTTGGCTTTATTATAAAAGATTGCACCCGACCCTGCAAATAGTTCCACATACCGCTTGTGTGGTGGTATTATTGGGACTATATCCTTACGATGGTAGTATTTATTACCCTGCCTGCAAAATGGGGTGCTTAATGATGGTGTACGCATTTCAGCACCGCCTTTCATTTTCAATTCTTCCAGCAATTTTGCAAGTTCAGTCATACCCGACCCGACTATATTCACATTACCCGCGGGGGCTTGGGGTTGCGCTGGTAAGCGGGTCATTGCGTCATCAAAGTCCGCCTCTGTGTTTGCAAGTTCTTCTGCATCGTGAGTAGCATCTTCGTCGGTTGTTGGCGGGTCTGATGCTTGGGTATTTTGCAACCAAGCAAGAAGCGACTCACGAAACCAGCCCCTATTCCCGCCGAAACTTTCGTTTAAAATCTTTCTTAATCGTCTGTACTGGGCGGGTGTTTGAGGCACGAAGCCTCTTATAAGATTATATGACCACTCCCATCTATACGCATCCATTGGGGTCAATACAGCATTGGCTGGGATATTGGCTGGCTGCGGAGGCATTGGTATTTCTTCTTCTTCATCGTCGGGTATAACATTCATCATTCCACCTTTGTATTCTTTATCATTTTTTGGTATAATTAATCTATTCTGCGGATTAAAAAAGGTGTGCTTTTCGTCCACCAATTTGGGCGTTTTATAATATACTGGTTCGGGTAGCAGAGTGCGGTGTGGGTCAGTCATATCTTGTTGCAACTCACCAATCTCATACCACCGCCCGTCTTTTTGCATCCACACTTCTTCGTAATAATCATTACCTACTTGATTGCGCCATATCCATCTACCTTTTGGTGTCTTTACGCGCACTATATCTATATAACTATCACTATTTTTTCGTGTAGGCGTACGCTTCTTCTTTTTAACAGGCTCGGCTGCGGGCGACGACGCATTATCATACGATGGCGATGGTGCGGACATTGGTCTTGGTCTCGGTATAATATCAATCATTTTTGCTTTTGGCTCGGTAGAAGGCATCGCCTGCACCAACTTCTCGGGCTTGCGCCTCTTATCACCCGTGGGGATATAACCTTTCTTTACATCGGGGTCTGATATCGCGCACCCGTATGCAATTCCTTTTTTTTTTGCAAATTCTTTAACGTGTTCTATCCAACGATTAACCATATATATATACGCTAATATTTTTTCTAAATTAATCTTGTTTAATATAGTTGTTATTAGCAGTATCCATACTCGTACCCATCGCAGCTACATCCTTCGCCATTTCTTTCGCCGTGTCGCTGTATTTATCTGTTAAAAAGATATTGCGGAGCATACTGCTGCCCACTTTATTACCCATTATTTTATTCAACATACGGGTCATATCTGTGCTGGTTGCAACCTTACGACCATCTTGGTGAACCAAGAACGGCACGGGTAGCGGGTTCTTCTTTTTCAATTCTTTCGCATCTGGGTGATGCATTAAATATACTTTGATAATATCCATCAAATCACTCGGTACAGGCAGACGCTTTTGTTGGTATTTCTTCTGGGTCTTATAGTTGTTGAAAATCCACTCTGCTTCGTCGACGTTCAAATAGTTAAACGCAGTATCGTCAGGGGTTTTCTTAACCACCATCATATCCGTGTAATCTTTATTACGGCGGGGTGCTTGCAAGCAATAAAGAGACAAGACGACCAGTTGCAATAGGCGCTCGTATTCATCAGCGCTAATCTTTTTCTTACCTTGTATCTCGGTAAGAATGCCTTTTAATTCGTCGCACTTTTTCATTACTTCGTCTTGTCCCATCCAGTTTTCTTTCTGGGTCTCGCTCTTTGCAGTGTTGGTTTTCAATTCCCCGTTCAACTTCATCAATTCGTCGTAATAGCGGGTGTATAACTTCTTCCATTTCGCCTCGGGTCTGCCTTTTAGCGAGGATACGATTGCAATCAGATAAGTTCTACGCGTGTTTGGTTTCAATTCCATTAATCCATCCATCACACTCGTGGGAGTTAAAAAGTTAAGATTTTTTATTGGCTTGCCTTTGTTTAATTTAGTAAGATTGAAAGTGTATAATTTGCGGGACGAAGCCGATATATCGGGCTTATTGCTAAACGGATCAAAAGCGGGCTCAGTCATTATACTCTACAAACAGATTATTTTTTTGGATAAAATTCCCCTAAACTTTTATTATTCTTAACAATTTCTACCCATATTGGATTAAAATCCGCGTCGTAGTGGATATAAATCTTAGTCCCATTACTATTACTTTCTAACTGATAATAACAGATACTTTTGCAAGTATCTAGCCGACACATTATATACTTTATACCGAGATTTTTATATTCCTATAATATATAATGAGCGGTTCATACTACACACTTGATGCTAAATATAACTCATTGCAGAACCAACTTTCTAACCTCATCGCAGGCGGAGGCGGAGGTGTACCGCAGAATTTAGCGGGCGTTCTTACAACTGGTAATAGTGCAGGAGCGACATCTATAAATATGAACGGACAAAGCATTAATAATATCAACACTCTTAACTCCAATCAGGCAGGATTAGAATGGATACCTCAAACAAACGTTCAGTCAGTCAGTAATACTCCAATAAACATTCCCGTTTACGGAGGCAACCATCAATTATTATTAAGAGCATCTCCCGTTCCCCTTATTGATACGCTGGTTATTCAATCGCAGTTCATCGGGACGGGCAATGTTAATTGCTCTGCTGTTGGTAATGGATACCAGTGGCTGGGGACGAGTAATGGAGAGATATATTGCTACGATAATACCACTCTTAATTGGACGCTGGTCGCTCAATTCAACGGACAAATACACGCCCTTTTCTACGCTGCTGGGTATGACCGCCTCTATATTGGAGGCATTTTTACGGCTTGTAATACCCCATCCACTCCTACTACGTATTCGTGTGTAGCGTATATACCAGCACCCACTACCTCTCAAATAATCCCCGACAACTTGATTTGGTCGGGTAATACTAATGGTGGTTTTAATAGTGCTTGTAATGCGATTACGGGTGATGGTGCTGATAATGTTTATTTTGGAGGAGCATTTGCGACGAATACCGATGGTACTATAACATTAAATTATTTCGGCTGCTACGACCAAGCGACCAACGTAATATCCCCGATAGACGGCAATTCCAGTAATGGGTTTAATGGTAATCCGTATAGTTTGGACTATTTGGGTGGTTCAATATGTGCTACGGGACAATTTACCGTTATAACCGCTAGTGGGATACCTTATCTTAGTCCTTATTGCGTTGTTTTCGCCATTAGCGGAAACGCTGTTAGTTCAGTATCTCAGCTTGATGGTGGTATAACTTCTCTAACAGTCGCTATTTCATTCGCGTTTGACCTTATTGATAATGACGGGTCAGATTTTATCGTCGCTATAGGTGAAATTTATAGCAGTAATAGTTATACTTTAAATTATTTAATGAAAGTTTCACTTGCAGGGTCGCCATCACCATTGGGTTCTAACGCTATTACGTCCTACCTTACGAGTTTTTTTAGAAAGAATACGGGAGTAACGCACGCCCTTACCAACACTGGTGAGTATTATATTGATGGTGCTCTTGCAACTGCTGGAATGAGCGGATACTTTACATTCAATTATATCGGGTCAGATACAGTGTATTTCAATCTACAAGGAACAGGGTCGCAGTGGGCGTTTGTCGGGTCAGGTTATAATACTTTTCTTTTTGGAGGAGGACGACAAGTCCAATGGTATAACGGGTCAATCTTTTCTACTGGGTATCTCGCTCAAACTCCGACTAATGGAAGCACTCTGTTATTGAATTGGAATGGAACATACTACAATCAAATATGTAGTCTTGGTTCAAATTGGAGTCCTTACACTTAAAGTGATTAAAAGCAAATTAGATTATTTTTTTTCTTTGCAATAATATATAATGAACTTTGAAGGATGCGGTCAAGTTATTGCAATTTTAAAAGACGATAAAGAAAAGGACAAAAAAAAGTGGAAGGAATTCTATATTACAGATAAACCGAAAGATTGCGTGGGCGAGGTATTTAGAGAGGTTAAATTGAAAGATAAACCGAACCTGCACTTCCAACCAATCCCTGATAAGCAGAAAGAGCGCTCCATCACATACGTCACGGGGGCATCTGGCTCTGGTAAGTCTTTTTGGACGCGGATGTACGTGGACGAATATAAGCGACTCTACCCTAAGCGGGAGGTGTATCTTATATCATCAATCACTGATGATAAAAGCATTGATAAAATAAAAGGACTTAATCGTATCAAGTTAGAAGGCGAGTTTTTAACTAATGATATTTCAGCAGAGGATTTCAAAGATAGTTGTTTAATCTTTGATGATACCGACTGCATCACTTACAAGCCTCTTAAACTGAAAATCGTGGGTCTTCTTAACTCGGTGCTTGAAACGGGTCGCCATTTCAACGTGGAAGTTATATATACCTCTCACCTTGCGTGTGATGGGCTTAACACGAAACGAATTTTAAACGAGTGTAAATCTGTCGTCATCTTCCCGAGCGGACTTGGTGGGCGCTCTATTAAATATCTGCTTGATAATTATTTTGGATTGGATAAAGAGCAAATTAAAAAAATCAAAGGCGTGAATAGCCGATGGGTCGCCATTAATAAAACTTACCCGATGTGCGTGGTGAGTGATAAGGAGTCGTTTATTTTAAACGACAGGGATGAATAAAAAAAAAGTTGCAACCCCATTTTTTGCAACTTTTTTTAATTTTGGTTTTATTTTTCTTCTGCGTAGGCTTCGTCGTCGTGTGCGCCACCGCCCGCCTTTTCTTCTGGTTTCAATCTCCATCCCACCACCGCGTCCTTCTTCAAAGCCACACCATTATACCGCGTGTCCCGCTTTCGTATGTTTGGTGCTAAGAATAAATTCTCACTGATTTCTTTCGTGAATTTTTTGAGGTTATAATCTTTGCGCTCCTTCTTCGTTAAATTGTTATAATAATTGCTGAGCGTGAATAAGTTGTAGATGTCCTTGAAGCCCAGCGGTTCACCACCCTCCGTCTTTTCAAACACCGATTCAAACCACCCGTAAATGTTGTCGCTTTCTTGCATGTACTCCTTCTTTGCTGTCGCGCACTGCTCGGGTGCTTCCCCCATTGTGTAATTGTTTGCTTGGAATTGTTTGAAATAATCCATCAACACAAATATCAATGCTTGTCGGTTGTCGCGCTTCCATTCGTCCGTTTTATACCTCGGGTCGCCTACAAACACGTGGGCTGCTCGTATTTCGTCTGCCGTCATTTTCTCGGTCAGTTTAAGGTAGTCGGCTTCCTTCAAGAACCTGCTTTCAAATGGGTACACATTCACTCTGCGCTCTGTCGCTTCACCCACCTCGTCGAGTGTTGGTAATTTGTTGGCTTCTAAAAACAATGTGAGTTTTAATAAAACACCGCCTTCAACCATATTTTTGTAAAGTTGTCGTGCATTAAGCGTTGGATTGCCCGTGATTTCTTTCATTGTGCTTGTGTTTATACTCTTTGATTTTTTTGGCTCACACGTTAATACAAACCGCTTGTTGTGTAGGTTTGCAATCTCTGGGCATGCCCCCAGTTTGCTGTCCTCCTGTAAAACTTCCTTGCTGAGTTTATACCCGTAATTCCCCGACGCTGCGAGCATCAATTCGTTTAACAAACTTTTGCCGTTTCCTCCGACTCCTGTTGCAATGTTTATATTTTCTTGTTGTACCCCGTAAAGCCCTGTCGCGAGCGCTGTTAAATAATAATCGCGGATTTTTGGGTCTGGAAAGATTGTGTCTAATAATTTTTTCAATTCAATGGTGCGCTGGTGTAATTCGTAATCGTTCCAATCGTAGCCCGTGGTCTGTGAGATGTAGTCGCGATAATTTGTCGCCACCCACTTGCCTGTTTTCAAATCGTAAATTTTGTTCGTGAAGCACAGCTTGAATGGGTCGTCGTCCCAGATAATATCCACGTTTGTAATCTTGTTGATAATGTCTGCCACCAGATTGCTCCGCTGTCTCACGTTTCTGCACTGGCGTTCCATTTCTTGCGACCACATTACCATTCGTTTTTTCTTGTCGTCGTGCGCTTGCAAGGCTACCTTGTCTTCTGGGTCTATTTCTGCCCGCGTTTCTGCGTGTTCCCACATCTTTTTATAAATGTAAGAACTCAGATGCTGGTAGAATGTTGTGTCGACGAAGTTGTGTAGCGTGCTGTGGTTTTTTTCGCCGTCACTTCTCCAATAAACCCCGTTGTAGCCTTTCAATTCTCCGCCCGAAAATACGAACTTGTCGCTGTATAAAACCCTGAAATAATTCGCTATTTCGCCCGTCAAGAACCCGTTTTCGTGCAGTTCAAAATCCATCGCTTCTTTGATTTGCTTGGCTGTAAAACCCCTGTCCATTGCCTTGGGTTCTACCTTCAACCTGAAACCCGTGCGGGCTGCAATAACCGCCTCCAATTCAATCGGTATTCTGTCGTGGTAAAATTTCTTGTTTAAAATAATCCCGTCCGCGCACAGCATCGTCTCGCCGTG